CTGGGCGTAGTCCCCGGAACTGCCAATCTGGGCGCAGTTCCCGGAGCTGCCAATCTGGGCGTAGTCCCCGGAACTGCCAATCTGGGCGTAGTACCCGGAGCTGCCAATCTTGGCGGAGTTCCCGGAACTGCCAATCCGGGCGTAGTACCCGGAGCTGCCAATCTTGGCGGAGTTCCCGGAATCAACGTTTTCACTTGGCGTCTCAGCAATAGTCTTTTCCAGCACAAAATCCACGCACGCCTTGACAAAGCCGGATAATCCCAGTTTTACGCCGATTTTCAGCTTTCGGGAGCAGAACTTTTTCTTATCATCCGTCTTTGGCTCGTCCAGCGCTTCAACTTCGGCAAACTCGTTCGGCGTTCCATCAGAGCGAATCAAATCGTAATAGTCCAGCACGTCAAATGGATTTTCGCAAAAGTGCATTCCCTTTTCACAGATTTTCGCCTCCGGTTCCTCGAAGACGGTATTTTCCTGATACTGCTTATCCTTGCAGATCAAGTCGGGGTTGAATCCTTTGTAACCTTTCATTTCCCATTTCCTTTCTGTTTTCCTTTATTCCCCCGAGGTACTTTCCCCCACCTGGGCGGGGTGCAATTCCGCTTCGTTGGCCTGAAACAGCCGTACATTTTCGCCTTGCTCATGCTCAAAAACAATCCCCTCTCTCACCAAATCCGGGTGTTCGTATCGAAAAAATTGGCGTTGTTTTTTGTGGTTTCCAATTGATTTCATGATGTTTTCGTTCCAATTCGCTACGAAATATTCTTCCCACGCCTTGCAGCCGTCCCCGTTGGTGGGGCAATCGTCCCGCGTGCAGTTTCTGCAAAATGGGCTCTCGGAATCGATGTACTGGCCGGGGCGTTCCTTTTCCCTGTCTACTTCGTTTTTCATACTCCACCGCCTTCCGGTAGCATTTCAAAGTCCATCTTCCCGGCCAGCTCAGCGATAAAGCTCTTTACCGCTCCGGGGAGCTTCTGGTAATCGTCCTCCCGCTTCTGGCACACTTGGAAGGATCTCTGGAAATTCGATGCAACCACGGACTGCACCGTTTCTGCGTCCATCAGCGCCCATTCCTTGAGCTGGGCGGGGCTTCCCACCGTCCGCTGTACCGCAGGAGGGAGCTTTTGAAATTCTTCCGCAGCTCCGTACATGCTGTTTTGCAAGGCCTTTGCAACCAACCCCCATGCCTCCATCTGGGTCATCTGCTGGGGCGACTGCATCCGATGGAGCATATCTTTCAGCTTCCCGATGGTTGGCATAAAGCCGCCGGTATCTGTGGCTATGTACGCTTTTGCAGCGGCGGCCACAGCCTCAAATGGCTCCTCGGAGAACATATCTGCCCAAAGATTGACTTTCACATTTGCCGCTTCTTTGGACATCCCCCGGAAAGAATCGGGATAATTTGCCTGTAAAAGCGTGAGAATCTGGTACGCTTCCTGTTTATCCATTCCCAAATTCCTCCCTGTACATCTCCGCCAGACGATCAACGCCGCTGGTGTAGCCGCTGCGGGTATTTGCACTGCCTATTCTCTGCCTTTCGCTCTTCGTCCAAGTGACAACGGCGGACTTCCAATCCTTCATGGGGCTTTTGCCAACCATCCAGCCTTTCGACGCATAGAACGCTACAAAGGCTTCCGGGTCAATGTGGTACCCCTTTTCCTGGCAATACTCCGCCACCTGCTCCACCGTAGGCGGGGTGAATCGCTTTTTCTTTTCGTTTCCCCCCGCAAGGGGGTTAGGGGGATAACATTCGTTCTCTTTCTCTCTCTCTTTCTCCTTCTCTTTCTCGCTTGCTGGCTGCTCTTGCTTATCGTTTGCTTCTGCTTTGCTTCCGCTTTGCTTGCTATTTGCTTCCGCTCTGTTTGCTATTTGCTTGGTGCTTCCTCCGTTTTTCCCGGATTTTGCTTTCCGCCTGCTTGCGTCCAGATTCGGCTTGATAAGCATAAAGGCAATGGCGGCGGCGTCAGACATTTTGTCTACGTCCGGAGCATCGTTAAACAGAGCGTATTTGCAAATAGCGTCATAGGCTTCTGCCCTTGCGGCCTTGTTTTTTATCTTGAAAACCGCTTCAAAAAACGAGCGGTAAAAGGTGAATTGGCTTCTTGCTTCGTCTTCCATATTTATTCCTCTTTAACGCCGGTGAGACGAACCGCCACGCATGGGCGGGTGCCGTACCGCTTGCAGACTGTGGCGTCTGTGATAGCTGCATCATCCTTGTAGGCGATACCGTTCAGGGCATCACACACAATCTTGCCTATGTTGTCCCAGTCGGGTTTCACCATTGGCAAAATCTGATTGTCAATCGCTTCGGCCTGCTTGCGCTTGCTCCACGAATGGGGAACGGGGTAGATTGCCGCAATGTCAACCCGGATAGCGCCTGTGAACTTTGCCCCGTGGGCTTCGCACTGGTATGCCCATGCCACCAGCTTTTCATAGTCCTTCGTTTTCTTTGGGGTGTATGTCGCACCGTTCTGGGTGAAGCGGGGGCGCTCCTTCCCTTGCGGAACGCCGGGAATCGTAAATTCAATCGTCACGTTTTCGCTCCTTCCTTTGGAGTTGGCGGTTTCACCTCCCACCGCCAAGGGAAATGCAAACTATACTGTCAATCTTTTTGAGGAAAGATTGATTTTTCCGGCCTAGAACGGCAATTGTTCGTCCTCTCCATCCAGCTCTGCGAAGTTCGCCGCAGGGGCGGGAGCCTGATACGTCGGAGTGCTGTATCCGTTGTCAGCCCCAGAGCTGGTCTGAGTGACGCTTTCCTTGCTGCCGCAGAAATAGATACTGTTTACTAGAATCTCTGCTGTGCAGCGCTTCTGGCCGTTCTTGTCCGTCCAGTCCCGCAACTGCAATCTGCCGGTCGCTACGGCCATCTGGCCTTTATGGAAGTACTTCTCCACCATTTCGGCGGTGCCGCCCCATGCGACACATTCAATAAAGTCAACTTCCTTCTCGCCGGTTTGCTGGTTCTTGAAATCCCGCTCACAGGCAACAGAGAAACTTGCCACAGCCTTGCCGGAAGCAGTTCTCCGCAACTGTGGGTCAGAAGAAAGTCTCCCCATGATTGATATACTATTCAGCATTGTTATCCCTTACTTTCCTGTAGTATGTTGATTTTGCAATTCCGGCAATATTGCACGCTTCATTTACGGAATGCCCGGAATCCAAAAGACTTTGAATACAGCTAATATCGACTTCTTTGTAAGAAGGGTGATTGCGCTTATCCGAAAATCTTTCTTTAGCTCTGCTGGATATAAGTGCCCTTGTTTTTTCGCTTTGCTTTACTCCGGAATGGTGCATTACAGTGTGTGCTCCAACCGTCATAAGGCATAGGTTTTCTATCCTGTTATCTTCCTTATTGCCGTTAATGTGGTGTATGCAGCACCCTTTTGGGACTGAAATACCCGTTTCGTTCTCAAAAACAAGAATGTGCTCAAACACATACCCGCTGGAATCAGCTCTAGGGTGGTTCGGGTGCATAACCTGAATATAACCTTTTGATGTTTTCTTTCTCCCACCCTTCCAGTTCGATGATTTTTGACCTTTCCGCTGAATAGAACGGTTTTTGAATGTCACATTATAGTCTCTCCGCAAGCCTAACTTACGGGCTTTTTTGTATACCGCTTCCACTGATTTACCAGGGAATATATCAGAAAGCTCCTGGTTCGTTGAATGTTCGTAGCACAGTTTAAGCGTTTCGACCTCGTTGTCAGACCACTTGCTCATCAGATGCTCTCCGGTACCTCCTGAGAAATCACCTCGCCGGTGGCCTGGTCAACGTCGATGTACTCAGTCATGTCCGGGATATCTGTCATGTCGGAGGAAATATCCGTCTTTGTGGTGCCGTCCTGAGCCATACCGCGCACAAAGTCGGATTTCAGCGGGGCGTATTTCAGCACCTTTTTCAGAACGGTTTTCTTTGCCATCTCGTCAAAATTGGTCTGCCACGGGCCATCCCCGAAGCTCTTAGAGAACTTTCTCGCGTGCTCGGTAACTTCCTCGATGCTCATAACCTGAAATCCGTAGCCGCCGTCCTTGGTCTTGAACATAGCGTAGTAGGCAATGGGCTTGCCACGGTTGCTCTTGGCGGGGACGTGCCGCAGCTTCGGGTCAAGGCCAAGGGCATACTCAAACTCGTCGTTTTCGTATACGGTGTGCGCCTGAATGATGGAAACCTCACCGGAACGGTAGGCCAGATCAATAAGCCCCTTATAGCCAAGCTGGAATTGGCACTCCATCTGGCCGTGATTGCGGAAGGGAATCAGGTAAGCCTGCCCAAGAGGGGTATTCGGCTCCAAGCCCAACTGTGCGGCGGTCATCATAGCGCCAAGGAAAGACTGGGGGGTGCATTCCTTGAGCTTCGGGTTGGCGCTCAGTGCAGACAGGGTAATGCGGCTGAACCGCTCCGGGGTCATCACGCTTGGCAGTGCCGCCTGAATAGCGGGCTTCATCACCTCAATGTAGTCCTGAATGCTGCTGGGGTTTTTCTTTTTCGCTACCGCCTGAGTAGAAGCGGCGGCATTCTGAATCACGTTTGCCATTAAATATTCTCCTTTTTGAACCGGAAAGTTCTGCTTTCCGAAGATTTGAAATAGTTCTGTGGGATTTCTCCATGGTCTTTCTCCCACTTCTTTCTATCGAACGTGGAGCGTTTCTGCGTCTTCCATGTGACGCTGTAACTCCCGTATCCGCCCCGCTCGGCGGTTCCCATGGTCTCCATGATACGCGCCTGAGCGGTTGCTTTCTTTTCTTCCAGCGCCTTGATCTGCTGGCTACATTCGTCCATGATCGCCAAATCAACGGCGCAGCCGGTCAAATCCATTTCGGTGTCCGGATCGCTGGTCGGGAACTCTGCGCTCAGGGCGTCAATGGTGGAATCCATGCCGTCAATGGCCGGGGGCGTTTCGCTCTGTACGTTCTCCCAGAAGCTTTCTTCCGCCATCATCAGAGCGGATATTTCAGCTTCATCCCGCTCGACTGCGAACCACTTAAATTGCTTGTTACCAATGAGTACAGCCAGATAGCAACGCTTTTTCTCTGTTACTGCCAAGTAATGCACCATTTGGGCGTAATAGTTTGACGGATACTCGCCATTTGCGAATTTCCTCATACTCAGGGAATCGCAGGTCTTTATCTCTAATAGCGCATCCTCTCCAACAATCACTCTGTCCACGTTCGCATGGGCCCAAGGGTATTTGCTGTTGTAGATGAAAGCATTCCTGCGCTTGACCCTCTTTCCTGTCTCACTCTCAAATTTTTTTGCAACAAATTCCTCAAGGAAGGCTCCAACCTCCGTCGCCAAATTTCCTTCAAATCCAGGGACTTTCCCTGTTTTTTCCGCCCATAGGGCGTATTGGGAAATATAGGGATTTAGGCCAACTACTGCTGCGGCGTCAGACCCGCCGATTGAATGCTTTCTACGGCGTAGCCATTCTTCATGGGGCATATCAGCCGTCGAAACAAAGGAAATTGTTTCATGCACGCTTTGCACACCTCCTTGTTGAAGACTGCATTTCCGGTGGAATCCATCTGCAATTCTCCGGGCAATAATTCCCGTCTGGGTCAATACGGTCAATTGTCAGGTTTTCTGCATATCCGTGGGAAAAAGCCCATTCTTTGAAAGCATCAAAAGAGCTCTTCCATTCATCACAGACACGGATACCACGGCCTCCATACAAATGGTATCGGTTGTTACACGGAGAGTAGCACCTTGCTTTCATTGCGTGCCATGAGTTGTACACACGATTTTTGTTTGGCACATATGCTCCCTGCGACTTGAATCTAAGGCATCCACAACTTTTTGTGTTGCCAGAAACCAGGTTCCCATTCCTAACTACAACCTCGTTGCCGCAATCGCATTTGCAAAGCCACTGTGTTTGCTTGTTTTCTTTCCTTGAGCAACGGCTGTATAGGCTTACAACCGTCAAGCCTCCAAACCTTTGCCCTGTGCGGTCAATAAAGTTAGGCATATCACTCCACCTCCGCTTCCTCGTTGAACTCCGTCATGGAATCGATGCAATCCAGGCAGTAGAACTCATCATGCGCCGGGATATATACCAGTTTGCTGTCTGTGATGGGACGTCCGCACCTGGCACACTTCGGGAGTACCGATTCCCGAAAGTCGGCATCCGCCGCCAACTGTTCAGCCTGTCGCCACGGCTCCATGCTATCAAAAACGTCCATTGACTTTCCTTTCTTTATTTGATATATTGTAGATGCGACTATGTTCGTTATCTCTGTGTCTTGCCGTCCCCGGTGCTGCAACATCGGGGGCGGCTTTTTATCGCCCTCTGATGCACCGCCCGATACCGGCACCCATCAGGATGGCGCACACCCACATTGCGGGAACTGCCGCCCTGTCTGCCAGCAAATCGGCTTGCTGCCACCAGAAAAGCACCAGATTCAGCCCCGCATATGGGAGAGCGCGGAAAACGCATTCCTTGATATTGAACGGCTTCCGGTTCTCCGGCACCGGCTCCCACCGGGCATCCACGGGCTTGTTTCTGCTTGCCATATCCTCACCCCCTGACCGCATGATTTCGGTGGACTACGTCGAAAAGCTCCACGTTCTCATCGTCAAACGCCTTGCTTTCCTTCGTTTCCATGCCCAAGGATTCCCGCAGATGCTCATTTTCCCGGCGCAAGCGGCGGTTCATTTCCGCCATGGTGCGAAGCTGGGCAACTTCATTCGGCATCATTTGGAGTTCTCCTTGTAGGGGCGAACATCCTCAGCTCGGACGGTCTGTTCCAGCCCCCGCTCATCTACGTATGATGATTTTGCGCCCCAAAACTTCACCAACTTGACAGTACTGCCGATTTTGAAATAGTGGTGGCCTTTCCCACAAGGGCGATTTCCGGTAACCACGAACTTGTCCCCGATCTTCGGCTTGCTCTTCTTCGGCTTGTCCTCCTTGCGCTTCTTCTGAAAAAGCCGCTCAACGGCGACCCTTGCACCCTCCGCTCTGCTGTATGTATCCTTCGGATTGCACCGGGCTTCTGCGGTCTTCACGTCCCGCCCGCCCCGTTTCAGCGTGGCCGTGGTAATCATCCCGTCAAAGCGGAGCTCCACGGTGCAGGGTTCCCGCTCAGGCTCTGCAAGGCCAGAAATCCAGCTTTCAGCGAAGTTCCAATGGGAAACTTTACGAGGAAGATCCATCGAAGGATTTCCAACTGTTGCTTCTTTGAAGTTGTAGGAGGAAAGTCCATATGGTCTTTCCCACACATTTATTACGGTTAAGGTCTTGCCAAGGTATTTTTCCATCTCGTCGGTGAATCCGATAGCGTTTGGGTTCTTGCTCACAATCCGCACCTTATCCCCAACTTTGTACTTCGCCATAAATAACTCCTTTCAATTTCGGCATTCTGCCGTAGATTTCAAATCACTGCCATTCCCTTGCAAACGCCCGTATCTCCTTCTCAGAGTACCCCAGGGTTTTCAGAATCACCGCCGGGTTGGGGTGGAGGGTGGTCACCAGCTTTTTCAGGACGCTTACCCGCATTTCGGTTTTGCCCTTCCGATAGTTCCGAAGGGTCTGATGGTCTACCCCGGTTTTTTCTTCTAGCGCTACAGCGTTATCGCTCTGAATCCCCGCCAGGGGACAGCAGCGGTCGATTTCCTTCCAAAAATCATCCACTGCGTAGCGCTCGGCATACTGCCGGATTCTAGGCATTGTCTGCACCTCCTCTCATATAATCCGTAATTCGTTTATTCACGTCTTTTTTATTGCATATTGTCCTTCGCTGTGCTATTCTGGTGGAAAAGCACAGGAAGAGGCGATTTTGTGTCAATTGCGAATTGTATTACGTTCTGGATAGCGGTCGTTGGCTTTGCACTGTCGATTTACAATTTTGTAAAGAGCCTGATTGCCAATCACAAACGGCTCTGTATTTCGGTCAAGCAAATCTACAATGAGGCCAAATTCACGGTTATGCTAGTCGAGTTTACAAACAAATCCCAGCTTGGAATTTCCGTCACACGCGGTGAGATCAACGGCGTTCCTTTTGGAGAACAGTCAACAACACTGTACACTTATACCCACCCGGAGCTGAATAAAAGGCCAGTTATCAACACCGAGATTCTCCCCCTGTATATTGCCCCGCTCGGATCATCGCGCGTTCTTCTTCGGACGGAACATGTCCTTCCGGTGTCCGGTGACCCTTGCAAGGTGGTTCTCGGAACATCTCGCGGCCGCGTTGTTTCCAGGGCTCTTGCTCTCCCAGAGAGTTGCGGATGTTTTGTATCGCTGTTAGAGTACCTAGAATGATGCTGGCAATGCCCAGGCCAAGCGATGCTATTTCGATAGGTTCCATTCCCTCACCCCCCCTCCCAGGCTTGTCCCATTTTTGGGACGATTAGTGTAAAAAAATAAGTGCCTTTTCTGCCGGGTCGGTGATGCCCAGCTTCTCGCATATAGCCTCTATCTCGATAGTGTTAAACGGAATCTTCCCGTTCACCTTGGAATTCAATGTGTTTTTGGACATACCGATTTCCAGAGCCAGAGACCGCTGAGTAAATCCCGCTTCTACAATCTTCCCTTTTAACTTGTTCGTCGACATGCTTTGCCCTCCTTCCGTCTCATTTTTGGGACGTCTTTATACTATCACGCTTCTTCTCATTTGTCAACCCAAAATTGGGACAATTTTAAAAAATTTTTTGCTCCGGTATTGCAATTTTGGGATAACCGTGTTATTCTATACGCAGAAGGGAGGTGCCATTATGAGCGATATTTCAAAGAGAATCCTAGAAACGATAACTTGCAAGGATATTTCCTATGGTGATTTATCGGATAAAACAGGTATTCCAAAGTCTGCTTTACAGCGGTATGCTACCGGGCAGACGGAGAAGATTCCAATTGATCGACTCGAAAAAATTGCAAGCGCAATCGGCGTAACGACATCATTCCTTATGGGTTGGGACAGCGCCGACAAAAAAGAACAGCCCCCCAGAGGGGAGCTGTCCGAAGATAGGAAAGCTATGCATGATCTAGTCGATTCGATTTCTGACGATCAGGTGCGGCGGCTTCTTCAGATAGCACACGCCGCATTTGAGAAATGAACCATTCAAATTGCGCGTCGTTCATTTCCGATATAAGCCGTTTCAATTCTTCTCTTTCCTTCATGTTTTGTCCCCCCGCTATATATTTATAAACGTTTGTTTGATTACGTAACGCATAATAGCACGTCATGTGTCCAATAAACCGGACTGATTGGGGCTTTTTGAAAATTTTTTAAATTGCCCCGCCACCCGTGCCACAAGGTGACGGGGCTTGCCGCCGGTAACGACGTGTGTCCCTTGCCGGTTGCAATATCACCATAGCATTTTCAGCTATAGAAAGTAAACCACACATCTGATTCCGTCGGAATCAAATGTGAACAATCCAGTATCAAATTTAATAGGAGGGCGAATTATGGATTCAAATACAGGCCAAACATTCATCGAGGAAATGCAGCCGAATTTCGATGCCCTCCCGGGAAGGCTGAAAGACGAGAAATTCCGGAACCATCTGACGAATCAGCAGCTTTCCGACGTGTCCGGCGTTCCCATCGCCACAACAAGCCGGATTCTTTCCGGTGCCGTATCGAACCCTGGCTTTTTCCATATCGCCGCGCTGTGCGCCGCTATGGACGTGTCAATGGATTCCGTTGCAGGTGTTCACCAAAGCGGAGGTCGGGCGGAAATAGACCAGCTCCGGCAGGAGATAGCATACAAGGACGAGATAATTGCCGAGAAGGACGCGGCGATAGACCGCCTACTGGACAGGAGCCGCATTATGGAGGCTGGTGTCGCGGCCAGAGATGACCGCATCGGCAAACAAAATGAAGAAATAAAGAATGTCCGCAGCTCATACAAAATCCTTGTGTACGGGCTGTGCGGCGTTTGCATTACGCTGACATTTGTGTTGGCAATCTATGTGGCTCTGGATAGCCAAGCGCCAGACCAGGGGCTGATACAGTCTGATAATGTTTCTCCGGTCGTATGGGCAGGTGCGGCGGCTGTTATTGTACTGCTGTTCGGCCTTCTGCACTTCACTGTAAGCAAATTATCAAAAAAGAGGGATACGCTATGGGAAGAAAGAAAAAAGAGCCGGGGGTAAAACTCCCGGCTATAATACAACTCCCGTCAGGGTCATGGCGAACAAGAATCTATATCGACGGCCGCACGGTATCCATTACGAAGCCCACGTACGACGAATGCGCGGCGGAATACCTCGCCATGAAGCACGGGGTTATTGAAGCGAAAACCGCCCCCATAAAGCACGGGGTTCCCCTGGGGGACGCTCTCGACAAATACATTTCGACCCGGAAGGGGTTCAAGTCGCCGTCAACGATTTATGCGTATGAATCCTACCGCAAGCAGCGTTTCCAAAGCATGATGGCGGCTGACGTGTACACCACCACGGACGAACAGTGGCAAGCCGCCATCCGCAGGGAAGCAAAATCGCTGTCCCCGAAATATATCAAAAACGTGTGGATGCTGATTTCCGCAGCGATATTCGAGGAAACCGGACGCAGGCCGCGGGTGACCCTGCCGGAAAAGGAACACAACGAAAAGCCGTACCTTGACCCGGATCAGATACCGGTGTTCCTGGAAGCCATAAAAGGGGAATCGATAGAAATTGCTGCACTGCTGGAATTATCCAGCTTGCGCAGGTCTGAGATGCTGGCGCTGACGTGGGACAAGGTCGATTTCAAGAACGAAATAATATATGTCCACGGGGCAAGAGTGGCCGGGGACGGCGGCAAGCTGGTTCACAAGAAGCAGAATAAAAACGATTCTTCCCGGCGCACGGTGCCGATTATTGAGCCGCTGATGGAAGCACTAAAGGCAGTTGATAACAAGGAAGGCTATATCGTCAACCTGACCGGCGGGTGGATATGCACAAGGATAAACGAGATTTGTTCCGCCAACGGCCTGCCGAAAGTCGGGAACCACGGATTGCGGCACAGCTTCGCGTCTCTGGCTTATCACCTCCAGATACCGGAGAAGATAGCAATGGAAATCGGCGGGTGGGCAGATGACGGGACGATGCACAAAATATATACACATCTGGCACAGAAAGACATTGCAAAACGGGCGCAGGATTTCCGGAACTTCTTTGTGTCAAATGCGGATAAAAAAGCACAAATTTGACACGCCATTTGACACAGATTTTGAAAAATCGTTGCATACCAACGCTTTTCGGCGTTTTAACCGTGGGTTCGATTCCCGTACGGGTCACCATGCATGAAAAGCCCTAGAAACTTATTCTAGGGCTTTTTTATTGCTTTATCAGCTATATTCCCACGTTCTTCGAACTATTCTACGTGAAAATATTACCACAGATTTTAATATTTTCCCGCGTGCGGTACGTTTTTATGGCGCAAATTTGACACGCCATTTGACACGAAATTTGCCACGCTTACCGCTTGTACATCCCCTGCACCACTCCGACGTTCTCTGCCCGTTCAATATCCCGCTTGTGCAGGTACTCATAGACGGCCATCATGGCCGCAGGCGGCTCGCCCTTTTGCTTGCGGTATTCCTCAATGTGGGAAACAACAGCCTTGTGCAGGGCGTTCATGTGGTTCATTTCCTCCCCGCTCAGCCTGTAAAACAGGTCTGCCAGCTCCGGGTCGTCGTGCTTGTATTCCACGGCCAGCTCCGCGTAGGTGTGCGCGTCTTCCAGCTCGTCCTCAATGTGCTCCATCAGCAGTTTGATTTCTTTCATATAGCCTTACGCTCCTTCCTTGATGTACGCATACAGCGTATCCAGCTCTTTCTTCCCTATTTTGATCGTAATTTTCAGCATCGGGATTTCCACAGGGATAGGGTCGCTGATGTACGGCTTGGCGGCGTTGTACAGAGCGTCTACATCGACTGCGTTGCGCCCTTTATCGTAAACGCCCAGAGCCTTAAACATGGGGTGCTCCGCATACTGGGCGATAATATTCGGAATGTTGGCCGTCAAGAGGCCACCGGCTCCGGCAATCAGAACTCTGTCCCAGCCGTTTAGGCTTGGGGCAATATCTCGGTCAATGAATTTTGCAATTCCAGACTGGACGGTATCCATAGAAACCATAAAAATTACCTCCTTGAAAATGTGGGGCGGCGGTTGCCGCCCCTTTGGCTGGGAATCAGTTGCCGTTGCAGCACCCACCGCCGCACTTGGGCAGAGGGTTGTAGAGGGACTGAGCCGTGGTGGTGGTTCCAGTGGTCACGTCTGCAACCATCTTTGGATAGAAGGTTGCGTTTGCGTAGGTCACGATGGAATTGTCACCGCAGCAGCGCCGCTCCGCCTCGATCTGGATTTCCCTTGTCAGGTCGGACTTAACAGCCGCGATATCCTGACGGGCCAGGGTGAAGCTGTCCTCCGTCCGCTGATTGTGCACAGCCTGGTCGCACAAGGTCTTGCGAATTTCCTTCAACTGAGCGTCAATGTAGGCGTACAGCTGGAGGTCTTTCTGGTCATTGTAGGTATTGGCTTTCAGCAGAGCGATTTCGGAATCCTTGGCGGCAAGCTCCTGCTGCTTTGCCAGGTCGTAACGGCTTACAGGCGTATTCTCACTACACCCGCCAGGACCAGGCATTGTGCCACGGTTACCCAGGGCCAGAGCGCCGATACCGCCCATAGCGTTCAGAACGCCCAAGGCCAAACCAGCAATGCCAGTACCAAGACCGGCACCAGCGACACCTTTGGAGGCATATTCCTTTTCGACTTCAACCATAAATAGAAGTCCTCCTTCAAAATATATTTAGGAGGTGGCCACCTTCTACCCATATAATAACAAAAATCCCGACGGTAGAATCATCATCTACTCGTCGGGATTTCGTCAATAAATCGTCAATAAATCGTCACGCAGAATCAGAATTTCAGATTTTCAGGGAGCTTGTCACTGTATTTTCTGCACAATTCGTATTCTATCCGCAACTTTTTAACCGTTCTTGTGATAGTGGCTTGGGACACACAAAACTTGTGGCACTGTTTTGTCTGGCTCCATCCGGCGGCTCGGGTGCGGATGATCTTTTCCTCCAACGGCGTAAGAATCGCCAGAGAACAGAACTCATCCAAAATCACCCGATTCCACGGGACTTTATCCACTTATCACATCAGTCCTCCTTGGGGGAACTGTAGGTTCTTGCCAGTTTGCTATCGGAGATACCGGCGGTGGTAGGATCATTGACCACGCCCAGAATCACCAGCAGGGCAAACACGGCGTTCACCACGGCCAGCAGCTTATCGCCAATCTCGCCCAAGTCCAGCGTAAAGCCGAACAGGGCGGCTACCGTCTGCACCAGCAGAAGCAGCGCGGGAATCGCGGCCAGCCAGAAGTTCTTGTTTTTGATACGGACAATCCAGTTAATCATTTTGTTTTCCTCCTTTAATTATGCAGCGGAAGTTTCCGCACTTCCTCCATTACACGTTTTGCAGAGCCGTTGCCTCCGGCCTCTGCATATGGCGCATAAAGATAATCGTTCAGATTCTCGTACTCATCACTGGTGATATACCCGCGCTCCACGTACTTCATTCCGAGAAATACGATCCTATCATGCGCGATTCCCACCAGCAGGCGAGTGCTTGCGCTTTTCTTTGTCCGGCGGGCATCCAGATAGCTCCAGAAGCCCGCCGACCCGATCAGCGTGATTAGAATCGTAACGGCAGTTTTTACCAATTCGTGCATCTCGTTCCTTCTTTCTCAGCCGTTCCACCGGCTGTACTTCCCGTTGTCCTCGTGAATGCCCCATCCGTACAGCCCTAGACCGCCCCGCCCGGGGATTTTCTCGGCCTGCACCTCCTGCGCTATGGCATACAGTTTCTCCGGGGAGATAGCCCCTGAGAGGTCTACGGCCTGTCCCGTGGTGTGCAGGGAGTTGGATACTCCGCCCACCTCGGCATTGTGCCGCTTGCACCGCACACCGGAATTCACATTCAGGGGTACTCCCGCCCGGTGGCGTATCTCATCGGCCATGCGGACGGTTTCTTCCACCGGTTCGGCAGGAAAACCGTTGCAGTATTTCCCGCCGCACTGGCACCGGAATTCCTCACGGGTAAAGTACCGGATATCGTCCCAGAACGTCCCGGTTTTCGGCGCGTCGCTGTTCTCCGGCTTCTCCACCTTTACCGCCGTCCCGGCGATCGCGCCGATCAGCATTTTCTGGGTAGCCGCACCCGGAATCCCATCCACGGTAAGCCCGTAGTCGGCCTGAAACGTCCGGATTGCCCCTTGGGTATTCCTGCCCTCGATGCCGTCAATTGCGCCTGTAGAATAGCCCAGATAGGCCAGAAGGCACTGAATTTGCTTTACCGTCATACGTTCACCTCTTCCCAGCCCTTGGGGTATGCGGACGGCGACCATACATTATTGCCCATCGTTGAACGGTATACTTTACCGCCTTCCGTGCAGCAGTCGCCCTTATTATAGGGGCTAGTAGATATAGCGACGAATGGCAACGCTTTTGCTGGGTCGGTGCTCCACGCAAACCCCCACTGCGCTGGAAGTTCCTCTGGCTCCTTAGTGTAGATAGTGCTGTCGTAGGGCTGCACAAGCCGCACCACACGGCCAGCAGACGATTGACACACAAACCCAATCTTGCGCTCCAGCATGTTTTTGTTTGCAACAGCAGCTTTGAAACTGGGGATGTTGCTATCCATCGCATTTAGTTCGGTGCCTGTCATGTCTGGGGCTTTTTCTTGTAGGGCAAGCGCGTTCGCCCGTCCCTGAGCATACATGATGCTTTTTCTTTCCTCCTGGGTCACAGACTATCAACCCCTTTCTTATAAGCTTCATCCAGCTCTTTCAGCTGTTCCTCACCACCGCTGGCTTTTATCTCCCTGATTTTTTCAAGGATAGCGTTTTTACGCTCTTCGATGGTCATCATGCGTTATTCACCCCCAGAGCAGTTTCAATTTCAATCAGCGCAGATTCATATTCGGTATTCTGAGCAACAACCGTCTGATACTGCTCCCGCTCATACTCCCGTTGGGCGGCGTCCAGCTCCGCCCACGGCTTCCACGGGGCAATCATTTCGCCAGTGAATATCACGCCGTCAGCACGTGTCCACGTCTGCCCACTGGGGATAAAGCGGTATCCCTCGATGTAGGTATCGCATTTGCCATCGAAAGCGTCTGTATCAACTTGCATCCGTCCATCGGCGGCAGAAGTGTGGCACTTAAAATCAGAATCAATGTAAATCACTACTTCTCCCCCCAAACTTCGCTTATTGTAAGCGTTGTTTTAACATAGTCGCGAGTGGTTATCCACACTCCAACGCATCCGGCGTTCATGGATGATACGTCAACGGAGAACAACCCTGTTTTTGTTATGCTCAGCGAAACCGGGAACCTCGGAAGCTGTTCATTTGGAAACTTGGATGCGACGCAGAGCTGGAACGAGAACTGATTGCTGCCGCTCGATGTTTCCCCTATTCCCGTTATTCGGAATTTCAGTGTCGAAATTTCGGACAGGTCTATCACGGAATTTGTGAATACGTGGCCGTATCCAACGGAGCCACCGAAAACTTCGGTAGATATCTGCATACTACTTTCGTTAAATGTGACAACCTTTGAAAAGTCATTTCCACCCCACACAGGCGAAGACCACCCGCCAGACACTGTATCGCAGGTATCTCCGTCCTTGTATAGCCACAGGGCGTAGCTAAGCACAGCACTCACGCTCTGGCCGTCCGTGGTAATCGTCACAGCCTCCGACGTGCTTTCTGTGCCGTCCGTGCAGGATAGTGTCCACGTGCCCGCATTGGGTACCACACACGCCCATGTACCGCTGGTATCGGGAGCGGCGAAAGTCGTTGTACCATCCGTACAGGTACAAGTAGAACCGGCGGGATAGGTGATGTTGATGGTAGCGGAGAAAAAAGCGATTGTAACGGTGTACTCTGTCTGAACATCGGCGGTTATGGTGGTCGGCTTGCCATCGCTGTTGACAATGGTTACGTTCCACTTGCCGCTTGCAAGCCCCTTGAAGACAACCACGCCGCTGGTGCCGGAGTTCTTGATCTTACTCTTGCCGTCCTTGGAAACAGTCACGGTGACGTTCGCCGGGGCTGTGACGGTAAGGGTGCCGCCTGTGCCCCCGCTGGCACCAAATCCATATAAAGGCACCGCAATACTCATACGTACACCTCCACCGTAATCGGAATATTCACCGTGGGCTTGTCCTCAAGGCAGGTAAACGTCAGCGTACTGCCCGACCGGGAAGCGAAGCTCACCATACCGCAGGCCTCTTTCAACGCCAGATTGATCTCCGTGTTACTCCCGTACACTGGATAAGCCATCGCACGCTTTGCATCCGTCAGACCGGAGACCGTAACAGACTGGGTATACGGGGCGCTGGCAGACCAACCGGCAGCAGTTAGCGTTGCAGTCTTTACAATCGTTTTGGCATTACTTAACGCCGTATCCACGTACCCCTTGGTTGCAGCATCAGCGCTGTCCGTGGGCGCACCTAATGCTTTGATTTGATGGGAGTTCATGACAATATTTCCGGTCATTAAACCGCCAGCACTAGGCAATGCCCCAACATTTTCGGCTTCTAGCTCAACGTTGCCATTGGAGTTAGGTTCTTTGCCGCACACTTTGGATACAGCACCGGTGCCATCCAAGCCCATGCGGGAGACGGAGTAGGCATAAATCGGGGTTCCGGAATTGAACGTCATTGCAACTCGCGTCCACAGGTAAGCGCCCTGTGCTACCGTGGGAATGCTGCCTTGCCAGTTTCCGGACGGTATAACATTCCCGGATGTGCTGGCTTGATATGTTACGGACTGGCTGGTCAACAGCGCCGGGTTCCCGATGTCGCCCTTTTCGCCCTTGATCTCGAACCACTGATACTTCGTCCAGTCTGTTGGGGCGGTTGCGGAATTGCCGCTGTATACGCCCATCCAATTGTCAGGGAGGACACCGAAGCTATGAGAAGCTGCCGTGGGCTTCTGCGCCGCGTACCGAATCCAGACGTATGCGTTGTCGCCCTTGTCACCTTTCGCGCCGTTCGTGATGGTAAACGTGCTGGTGGTATTATCGTTATAGGTAATACGGTACGTGTCTACCAGCCCGCTGACGGAGACTTTGGCAATGGCTGAAATGCCCCGCCCGTTCTTTACGGTGAAGTCAGAGGTAGTGGTGTCCGCCATGGTGATACGGTATGTATCCGTCAGGCCGCTGGTGGAATGCTTCACGATGCTGCTGATACCGCCATGGCCGTCAGCGGCGGCGGTCAGCCAGTTCAGCAGAATTTGTCCCGTCAGCTTCTTTGCCGCGCCGTCCTGCTCCATTACAAGAAGGTCGGTTGCTTTTACCTGTTCAGCGGCAATCAGCTCGGATATTGCTTTATCTGCGATAAGTCATCCCTCCTCAACGTCAGTCTCTTTTTCGGGCGCAGGAGGCGCAGACAGCTCCTGCACCACTTCCTCAACGGCCTGCATACTGCCCAGCATCCTGTCCCAGTTTTCCCGGCCTGCGACCTGAACGCCCTCAAGGGTATTCAGGACTGCCCTGAGTTTCATTACAGGGTTCATTTTCTACTCCTTTCCCAGCACGACGCGCACCGCGCCGGTTTCCGGTACGATAGCGATTATCTTCGTATATTGGGCGGCGTACTGCCCTTCCCACCACATTTGCACCGTCTCAGCGGGGTTTGCAAATACCGTGGCAATCGTCGCCAGGGATTCCCCGAGAATACGGATGTTTATCTGCCCCACCAGGGGAAAGGGGTTGAAATAATCGCAGTCGAATTCTTTGCCTGTTGCGGTTTTCAGTTTTTCCATCGAAACCTCCTATTATAATCAGTCATATCAAATCCATGTTAGGTATTTTATAGATACTGTTCCGCCGTTTCCATCCCTGAACGATGTAGAAGCTATAGCTATCGTATGGCCTCCAATTACCAGTCCTTTATCTTCGGTTGATAAACTAGGCGCTGTATTCCATCCATTGAACACACCATTTGCAAAATCCGCATACCCAAGGGAGGTGTTGATACCGCCGGATACTGCGTAATTGCCGATAGAACCGCCATATATCTGCCCGCCGTAGCCGCCTGAGATACTGCCGGAAGTAATGCCGCCGCCGTTGAAATAGCCATCGTCGCCGCCATAGTCAATTCTTCCGGCGCTGACGCTTCCCCGGAAATAGCCATTCTCCGCATACAGATTTCCGGTCGGCGTAATCTGCACGCCGTTAGCCTCTGAGCCGCACTGAATACCGTTGACACCAATGTAAATACCCCGGCTGTTGGTGCCGTTCCAGACCTGATTGTTATAGCTTAGGTAGTCGGATTGGATATCAAGACCGCCGATTTTGCCGCTTAAGGCGATGAACTTTCCACGGACTTCTGCGCCGGATTTGGTGATTCGGAACACCGTGGTATTGTTGGCCTTGACCGTCCAGGAATCATTAAGCAGCTCCCAACCGAAGGACGAGCTGCTGCCGCCGGTTTTGGTCACCCGTGCGGAGATCTGGTCACTCTGAATGTCCAGCCGCGAGGTGAGTTCATCTCCCTGTTCGATACGGGCAGAGACTTCGGCGGAAATCTGGTCGGCCTGAACCTTGAACGTGGACTTCATTTCGGAATAGTGGCGTTCAATTTTGCGCTGCGTAGGTGTTTTGTACTCGTACTTGTAATTGATTTTCTCGCCGCCGGGTGCGGATACATTCGCCGTGTACAGTGCCCCGTGGGAAACGTTTTTGGAGTATATCCCGCTGTATAAGTTTCCGGCGGCAAATCCGTCTCCGATCTCCGCCGCCGGGTCGATATGTGCGCCATCGGCGGTATACGGCTGGTACTGAAAGCCTTGGATTCTCGATAGAATATCCTCAGCCATTTTCTGCGTACCCCACGGGCAGTCCAGAGTAAGTGTTCGCCCGCTGCCGGTTCCGGCTGAGTATTCCATTTCATCTGACACGACAACAACGACTTTTGAATATCCGTTGAAAGTGTCTTGCTTTTCCAGCGACGAAAGCGATTTTCGGACATTGATCACGTCAGACAACGATCCTGTCACCTCCAAACGTAATGGCGTAGCCGTGGGTATCGATCAGGTAGCGGGTTTCTTTTGGGATATTCCAGAAGCATACCAGAAGCAATTCCCCCGATTCGCTCATGAGAAAGCACCCGGCGTACATGGCGGCGATATATCCAAGATATTCCCGGCAAGTATATTCCGGATTGTACTGGACAGGATAGGCGCTGCGCATAATCTCCGCCGTCCTCGGGTCTACCGTCACGCCCATTGCCTGGGCAATCTCCCGCACAACGTCTATATCCTTTGCTGGCCACGCCAGCTTGCTGTCTGCTGGGTAATCCTGCTCAGCGAACAGAATAGCGTCGTAGCCGTGGATTTTAAGCCACTGCACATCGTCCTCGTCAGCGTCCTGGTCAATGGAATCCGCATAAAATACGCCCTGCGGGAGCCACTCAGAGTATTCGCCGTCATCGCTGACAAGCCTTACATAAACCGCAATCCGGGACATTCCTTCAATGTTCCCAGAGGGTTTCAGCATTTTAATGTCGCACTCTCGGCTTATTACATTGCCGACGGTCGGCTCGTTCCCATCGAAAATCGCGCCGGTAGTTTCTACCGACGCGAGGATGTTCATTCCGTATCCGGCATCTGCGCCGGAAGCCCCAACCAGAATGCGGGTGCCGCCGAACGTGATTCCGTTTCCCCGTTTGTCCACAAGAAAGCCAGTATCGCCGATAGAAACCCGCGTTTCCTTCGTGTGGATGCCCGCAAGGATTTTTCTATACAGAGCAGATGTTTTCTGCATATTGCCTCCTTACTGCTCGATCAGCGGGAAGGAAATACCCGTCCATACCGATTCCCCGGTATCGGGGTCAACGTAGGAGATCGAAGCGGGAACGTTGTTGGAATAATATTGCGCCATCTGGCTCCCGTATAGCGGATGTAGGTTCGTTTCCACTGTGACAAACTCCGGGTTTATCAGCGCCATAAGCGCAAGCTCTTCCGCGCGGTTCATATCCATGCACGTGATATCAGCCCGGTATTTCTGCGCCACCCGGCCACGGTGCATGGTAGCGTCCATGGTTCGCCCAGCGTTTGGGCTTTCCACATCGTTGCGCTGCCACTTTATGCCGCCCTCCTGAGTGAGGTGGAGGATGTCCACACCGTTGATCTTGAAATATGGTTTTGCCATACTACACCCCCAATGCCCGCTGTGTCCGGCGCTGCTGACGGGTGATCTCAGGTGTCAGCACCCGCGCAAGGGTCGCAAGGTCGCCGGTGAACTTGATCGTGATTTCCTCGCCGGAACCGTTCTGCGAAAGCACCTCCGCAAGAGCCTGTTTAATGGTTTCCAGAGGGGCTTCAACGTTTGTTCCGTTTTTCTGGTCACCCAGGACGGCCATAAATTCACGGTTAGGCGGGATAACTGCGCCTTGCGCCAGTCGGGGAATGCTGACGGTGCTGATTGCAGGAATATTAAAGCCAATTGTGCCGCCGCCAAGCCAATCTGGCGCTTTAATCTGAATTTTGTTCAGTTGGCGAATCATCCAGTTTATGCCGCCGATGATGAGATTTACTGCGCCCTCCAGAATCGATACAATACCGTTCCATATGCCCTTGAAAATCTGCTTTACGCCCTCCCATGCTTTATCCCAGTCCCCCGTGAATACTCCTGAAATAAATGTGATAATGCCGCCTAGGATTTGTTTCACGGAGTTGTAAAGGTCGGAAACCAGTTTCCCGTATGTCTCAAAAATTGCGGCTAATTCTGGATTTTTCCCGCGCAGCCACTCGATGAACATATTCCATGCGTCCCTGATTGAATCAATGATAGCGTTCCATGTATTTTTAAGGCCGTCCCATATCTGCTTTAATCCTTCGGCAGTCATTTCCATATCCCCGGAAAAAACACCTTTGAAGAATTTACCGAATCCGTCGATAGTCTCCTTTAATCCGTTGATTAGTTCCTCACCATGTCCGGTAAAGGAAACCAGCGCTATAAGCGCGGCGGCAATACCGGCAATCAACAAAGGAATCCAGTTGCCGGTTAACAGGCCAATTCCAAGCCCAGCTGCCAGCAGTCCGGCAATGATGGTTAACGTGTTTTCAAGGGTAAATCCGTTTTCAATGACATCCTTTATTCCAACAACCAGCATTGCAAGGCCACCTATTACAAGCGCTATGCCTGCGGCGGTAGACCCGAACGCAATGGCAAGACCTCCGGCTAGAGCGGCGGCACCAGCGAGCATACCGAGGAAGTTTTGCATATCAATGCCGTTGTTCCATGCGTCAAGCCAGAAATAAACCAGTGCGAACGCGCCTGCGGCAGCAAGCGCAATACCTCCGATCATGCTCAGACTATCGGTAAACAGGCTTGCAATTTTCCACGCCAGAAGGCCGGTTGCTATAGCTCCAACAAGCCCGAGAATGGTGTTTAACTCGTCCTCTGTATCATCAAATCCGGAAAAATCGGGTGCTATCGTTCCAGAGCCTCCTCCGCCGCCGGACGTATCTTCGGTCAGCTGGTTGATCTCGTCAAATCCGAGCAGTTGCTTTTTTGCCTCTTTTGCAGCCGCTCCCGTTCCGTTAAGCGCGGATGTTTGCTTATTTAATGCCTCTGCTGCCGCTTTCGATGATTCTACGGTCTTTCCCGTCAGCACTGCAAACACACTTGCGATTTTGTTAATTATTGCGGCAAGGATGTTGACGAACTTCGTAAACGCTGGTATGATGATATTTACCAATGGTTGTACCAGTGTAAGCAGAGCACCCTTGAGCCTTGCAATGGCCGCAGTTGCTTCCGGACTGACCTTGATCACATCACCAATCCAATTCCGAAACTTTGAAAGCGCCTGCGTAATAACTGTAAACACAAGCGCAGAGCGAACGACAGATTTCATTCGGCTGGCGAAAGTTTTCGCGCTTTTTTCCGCCTTTTTGACACCAGCGCTCATTTTCTCGGTATTGCGTCCAGCCGAAGCGAGTTGCGCGGCGAGTTCTCCCGCCCGGCTCTTGGAGACATCAATATCACCGTTGGCCTTTTCAATTTCGCGGTTATATCTGTCAATCTTGTTGTTAACCTGATCCCACTGGTACTGTAGCGAAGTAACCGTTTCCGATTGCGCCCCTATCGCACCGGGAGATGCGCCACTGGCTTTTAACGCTTCGAGCTTCTGCTTTGCGTCATCCAGTGCCACGCCCAAAGAATCGGCCTGCTCCTCTAGCGGTATTTTCTTTGCCCCAGCTTGGCTTGCCTTGATTTCCAGGGAAGCTATTTTCTTTTCCAGTTTATCAAGCTCAGCTTGTGCTTTTTTGTTGTCGATCTCCGTGCTGAAAATGATTGAACCGTCAGCATTTGCCATATAATCACCTGCTCTTTTAATGCGCTATAGGAACTGTTGAAATTAAATGATAAAATAATGCACTGGGGGATTGCCTTATGAAAAAACTGAAAACAGTATTCATTTTTTCCGTAGCGTGGTTCTTGTCCGCTCTTCTTATTCTGTCTCTTGCCACGGCTATTTTGCCTGCGAACGAAAACGGAAAAATCACTGTTGGCGCTGGGTATACAATAACTATCCTCGTTGTTCCAATAGTTTGCGGAATTCTGAGTGCAAAGTATCTTTCTAAGAGGTATTACTTTGCCAGAAAGGTCACCCCGCAAATGGTTCGTGATGCAATACAGCTATTACCGAATCTCGAACCTTTTTCAATCTCCATGCTTCAAAGAAAGCTTGAAATACGGAGTTTTAACGTGGCGTCTGACTTGGCAAACGAGCTAGAAGAACTTGGATTTGTTAAAAAGTATCCCGATTTTACGTGGAAGATTATCCGCAATCAGCATGGCGCTATTGCCCGCCCGGTGCAAAAAATGGGAATGTCTGCCATAGATTGCATGGAAGGACACGCTTTTGAATTCTGGTGTGCCGATATTTTGAGGAAAAACGGGTTTATTGATGTCGAGGTCACCCGGGGTAGCGGCGATCAGGGCGTTGATATACTCGCGAAAAAAGCTGGCATAAAGTATGCGATACAGTGTAAGTGCTACGCAACAGATCTAGGGAATAAGCCAGTGCAGGAGGTTAACACCGGGAAAACAATCTACCATTGTCACGTTGGTGCTGTAATGACAAATCGCTATTTTACGGAAGGCGCAAAGCAAGCAGCAGACGCAACTGGTGTTCTTCTCTGGAACCGTGACGACGTGAAAAAAATGGCTGAAATTGCGGGTGTTTTCACGTCCACGCCTTTATAATTTCGTTCTCCGTGTCGGAATACTGCGTCCTTATATCCACAGCGTCCCTGTTTCGCCGGTAGAAGTCCTTATCCGCTTTGTCTTTCAGTTTTCCTTTCGCCTTCAAATCCCGTATCCGCACGATCTGTGCAAAGAAGCAATCCCCGATTTCCATGTAATATGAAAGAAATGTCCACCAGTGCAAATACGGCATGGAGCGGACTTCCGTCCCGGCAATGCGGTTTACCGGGGCAATCAGAATCGGAAAGTCCTTCTCCCAGTCCATCAACTTTGTGGCGTTTTTGCAGACTTTGTCGTTGCCACCATTGATAAACCAGTAGCATTTTTGAACAGCCTCGCCGAAATGCTCTGCGGGCATATCAAAAAATCTTTTGTAGAAGATTCCAAGCATCCCGATTCCCTTTTCATTGCCTGTCAAATCCGGGTCTTCCAGAACGCAGAATATATCCAGAATCGCCCGAAAATCCGTCTCAATATCATAATCTGTTCCGCATACGTTGACAGATGTCGGAAGTTCGTACATCATCGGCTGTACTTCTTTGTATATTTCGCCAGTTTTTCGCTGTGGAACGCCTTTTCCCGCTTAATTCCATCATCGAACTCGTCGATAATGGCAAGCATTAAATTCATCCACAGGGGCATCCCCTCCGCGCTTGCATACACGCTCATTTTGCCGAACAACGGCTCGCATACAGGGGTATCGAAGCAGCCGTCAATCGTCTCCCGCATCTCTGCGTCCAGCTTCCGGAGGTAGTCAAACGTTTCTCTTGTACTCATGTTGTCCGGGTTCTTGCTTTCCTGCTTCCGGGACAGCTCGTCGAGCGCCGAATAAATTCGGTCGGCAAATGCGGGGTCTGTAGGGTTAAACCGAACCGTGCATTTATCGTTAAGCCTATACTCGATTTCGCCAGTATTCAGTGTCAGTTCTTTCATAATCCCTCCAAAGATTTCGGGGCGGCTCTCACCGCCCCGTATTTGCATCAGGTATCAGCCGTGAACGTAACGGTTCCGGCGCTTACCGCCGCAGTACCTACCGTGCGTGCGCCGCCGTATGTAATGTCCATCGGCATTCCAACAAAGCCGCCGCCCTCGCCGCCAAGGCTGGACGGCTTGACCATACAGGAGCTGTAGCGCTCTGCAAAGGCCGCCGTATCCTTAGTACCGGCGTACAGATGCACAATCAGCATATCCTGATTGGTCAGTGCTGCCACGTTCTGCTCCTTGACAGCCAGGTTCCAAATTTTCAGAACCGCAGCGTCTCCGGCGTCCAGATCGCACGGGTCAAAGGTCTGCGTGATGATGGGCTTTTTCATCGTGCTTCTGGTCGTGCCGAGGATATCCTTGTTGGATTCCTCCTGCCAGTCGTATTCCATGCTGGAATCCGTGACGCGGCTGCCAAGCGGCGACCACACAGGAGCAGAGGTTGTTCCGGTGTTCAGGTACGCGATCAGCAGCTCACGGTCTACGGTCTGGCCGGATGCGGTATTAAACTCTAAATCTGCCATTATTTCACCTCATAAATCGTTTTTTGAATTGAACGGACAGCTGTACCATGTACATTGCCGTTCCTTCTTCGTCTGCACCGTACAGGACGCCGTTCTGCGCGGTGATTTTCTCCGCCCTCGGGTCATCCCCAAAGGTGGGGGCATTGCCCATAACGGACATTTTCTGCACCCACTCCTGAAAGTCCATGACCCAGCCCGCATTTTCAGATGCTCCGGTATCATCCCCCGGGGACTTCTCGAACACGTAGTACAGCCCGAAATTGTACTGGTTGACCACGGTCGTGTTCCCGAGGATATCCCGTGTTCTGGAAACCTCCACAAGCCCGGAGGGGAAAACACCGCCGTTGAATGGAATCTGGTCTGTGTAGTCAACATGGAAATCGCGGAAGATATCCGCGCCGGGGTACTGCCCGATAAAGTCCTTGATTTTTTCCAGCGCCGTCATATTCCGCTCCTCCTGTTGATATAAGCCTGTAGGTCGTGCGCAATTTGGTCTTTCTCTGCCGCCATCATGCGTCTGTCCCAGAACGGTCCCGCCTGCTGGTTCTTGGTGGTGTCATAGTTCAAATCCCGATCAGTCGCTCTCAGCACGGTTCCTTTTCTGTACCGGTATCCAACTCCCGGAATGAAAGCGGGGCCTTTTCCGGTTTTGGCATTTACCATGACTTTGCCGTAGTACTGATACCGGGCGTATGGTGCCATAACCGTGATCTCTGTCGGGCTTGAGATATACTTAAGCTTCGTGGAAAGCACACCGGTTCGGAACGGCATGTACCGCGTTATCCGCTTGTTCACTATTCGGGTAAGCTGCATCTGCACATCGCCGGTTTTATTCACGCCAAGCCTTGTCAGGATGGTGTCGACGGGCTTCATGTCAACCTTTATCCGTGTTTTCATCCGCCCGCCTCCACATGAACCAGCTTTCCGCCCCAGTATTTGGGGTCAACGTACTTCACAACAACCAGCCCGGGAACCTTCACCGGAATGAAGGACGGCCACTGCGCCGCCGTGATTTCCTCCCCGGAACCCAGCAGCACCTTGTCCTCCGGATAAACGCATACCTCCGAACAGGGAATGACCAGCAGAAAGGAATTGACTTCCTTACTGCCGGTCTTGTCCACATTCTCGGTTTTTTTGTAATCCAAAAAGGCTCTATCGTGTACCGTTCTGGTTACTTTGTCGCCGTCCCGGTGGTATACCGTGACCGCCTGATTGCACAGCCGGTAGTCTACGGGGCAGCTGCGGCGCTTGATTCTCACCATAGCTAGCACCCCCGGTAGATATCGAGATACAGGCAGGCGCATCGGTACAGCTCCCGCGACTGCCCCTTGGCGCTGACATCAACACCGTTCCCGCTACCATAGCTCACCGAAACGGAGCCGATAGACGCAGACTGAACAGCGCCGCCCTCACCGTTGGTAATCAGATCAAAGCCGTAAATAGCCTCTGCCATGGCGCACACGGCAAGGGCTTCGGAGTTCTCCTCCGGTGCCTTTACCGTGTATATGCGCTTGTATTTTGCCAGCTGCGCCGCCGCACGGGCTTCACACGTGTTCCAGTCCTCTGCGGGGATAGCGTCGCCCCGAAAGCTGCTTATGTAAAAATCATAGTCAATCATCAGGGCGCCTCCTTTCCGTTACGCGGTCTTGGGCTTCAGGATAATGCCGTTCAGCGCTGCCGCCTTGAGCGTGTTCTTAAGAACGACACCGGCAACCAGCTCCACTTCGCCCTTCTTCACAGCGCCGGGGGCTTTCAGATCGGGCATATAGCTGTTGATGACGCCGGTTCCGGTGGGGGAAATGCCGTGGAAACCGTCCAGGGCGATATTCACAGCGTAGATGCTGGAAGTACCGGCGGCGGTGGTGCTGGGGGTGGAGGTGTCGATGACATCCACGGACTTGGTGCCGTTGTAGTACATACCGGCGTCCATGATGGGGATATCGCCGAAGTACTCCACAGCCCTGCCGAAGTCGTCCTTCTTGCGGTCGTAATACCCCGCACGGCGGGCAGCCGCCCGAACTTTCAGCAGCATGGCGGTGTTCATCAGCAGCATAGAAGCGCCGCCGTCCACCATGTGGGTCAGCTGATCCAGCTGGTCAACGAAAGCATTGGCGTTGCTGTCCAGCTTGGTGGAATCGGACAGGTCAATGTCCGTAGTGAATTCGTTGGAGGTGCCCGCCAGAGTCTTTCTCAGGCCGTCGAAGGTGTTCGTGACATACCCGGTGCCGGACGCGGCGGAGGTGCCGTTGATCACCAGATTGTGGAAATAGTTGCTGGTTGCCTTGATCTTCTGCTGCGCCTGGAATGCCAGCTCATCAATGGCTCCAGAGGTGCTCTGAATCACGCGGTCAACCTGGAAGGAACCGCCCATGATAACGGCCTTGGCGGTCTTTTCCTCCCGCTTCGCCTCGCCTGCGGTGTATTCGCTGTTGATAGCACGGACAGCCGCAGTAGAGGGGGTTTTCAGCTGAATGTAACCGTAGGTCAGAGTGGAACCGCCGGTGCCGGGGGAAATGGCGTTATCAAACACCAGTCTGTCCAGCAACAGAGAACTGCGCCGGAACTCGTCGACCACCTGCTGATCGACCTTGTCGGCCATGCCGACCTTTGCTTCTGCAAGAGTAATTGCCATAGTTAAAAATCATCCTTTCACTTCATGTTGTAATTTGCCCTGAGCGCACCGGCGAGGGTCGTCGGTTCGCCGTTCGGCTCCTGCTGCCCTGTACCGGTCTTCCTGGCATAGGGGGGCGGCATTTTGCCGTCATCGAACAAATAGCCGCTGTCCTTCCGGAGAGCTTCCAGAGCGGCCTTAATGTCCGTTTCCTGGTTCTTGCTGCTTCTCAAAGTGTCGATGTCCAGCAGCGCCCGGATTGCCTTGGTGCTTTTACCCTTTGCACCGGTGATGGCGGCATCCAGGGCGTGGGAGAATTCCATATCCGCGATCTTCCGGTTGCTCTCGGCAATGGCATCGTTGTACTTCTTTTCCCAGTCCTTGGCGGACTGCTTGATGGTATCGATGTCCTGCTCCTTAAAGCCGGAAATGGTCTTTTGCGCCTCACTCAGCTGGCTCTTGATGGTGTCATAGTCAGCAAAAGGCTTCTTAGCCGCTTCGATATCCCGGCCATTCTCTGCCATGATCTCGTCAATGATCTCCTTGCTCAGGGGCTGGTCTCCTACCTTGAAATTCTGCAAAAACTCGCGTTTCATATACTTCCTTTCTCAGCTATGCTTTGTTATATGGGGGTTGCGTCCCCTGCTGTCGGCTCGTTTTACGCCTGCCACGGCAAAAATGGTATGAAAAAAGCAACCGTTCGGAAATTCAGAACAGTTGCTTCAATCAACTTGATTTCTGGCCTGTTTTGCGCCGAACCCGGGCATTTCCATGCGCTCATGCTGCATCCGCAGCCCTGCCGCTTCGGAAAAGCGCTTATATTCCTGATCCAAAACCTGGTATTTGATCTGATCGCGCTGTAAGTTCTCTTTGTCCCCTGTAGCCTCGTCAACCAAAATCTTGCGCTTCTGCTTCCGGATGGCGGATTCAAGCCGCCGCTGACGCTGGGTAGCCTCATACGTGGTGTAGTGCTTCCCATCGTAGTCAATGCCTTTTTCGTTATCTTCCCTGAATTTGGCCAGTTCCTCCGGCGTGTATTGCGGAGAATCAACACCGAGAATAATCGGGAAAGCCGCATGGCCACAGTTCAGCGTACCGATACGCCGCACAAGGGAGTTATTCAGTTTCTCGTATTCTGCGTCACTGTACTGTCTGCCCTGAATCGGCTCATGGTCGGGGGCGCTGGCCGCGTGAGCGGATATCTCCCAGCCGTCACAGCCGAAATCATCGTGGTTCTGCTGGCTGATCTGCTCCTGCATTAACCCCAGGCCACCCATAACGCTACGCCGGACAGCGGCTTCCATGGAGGTATGAACGCCGGATTCATAGTCGATTGTGACAATCCCCTTTCCCGCCAGATTCCGGGTAGCCTCCCGGATGGCGGAGGCATAATCCTGCGCCCCCGTCGAAACCTTCGTAAAGGCGAAATCGCAAGCCTGTCTGTAAGCGTCTGTAAGCCCCACAGCCTTGCCATTCGGCATGACAGCACCCATCGTCTGGGTGATATTGTCCAGCTCAGAATCGGCAAGCTGCACCGCCGCAGACACAATCTGCTGCAAGACCTCATTACTGCGGAATGGCACCGCCTGTACATAGGGGTGTTTCCGGATGTCATAACTGTATCCGGTTTCCCCTGCCTGTTCTATCAGCCGCCGAAGCTCCCGGTGGGATACTTTCAGCCGCTTTCGAAGCTCCTTTTTTAACTGCCGCTGAGAAATCCCCAACTGTTGAAGTCTCCACGTCTGATAAGCCGCCGTGCTGGTGAATTGGCCAGCTTCCGCAATTCTCCTGGCGATATCCTCAATCAGAAACTCCGTCACCGGGGTAATGAGCTGCTGCGCCTTATCTCCAAGGGCTTCAATCTGGTCAGCGGTCAGCACAGTTATTCACCGTCCTCGACGACTTCCGGCATGTACTTCTTCCGAATTTTCGCTAACTGTGCTTCCGTATCCCGGGGCATGTTGAATTTCCACCCGAGTGCAATCTCAGGTTTCAGCAGCCCCGCCGCGACCATGTCCTTGTAGTCAGCCCAGGTCTTTTCCTCATCGAACAGAACGCCGTTGCCCCAATCCACGGCAATGGAATCATCTTCCACGTCGTGGGCACCGGGTATGCGGTACATCCGCCCCAGAACGCCGCACAGTCTGACGGCCTCTCGCAGTGCGCTTTCCCACATCTGCTGGAAGTCGATAATCGTCAAGTTGTAATCGCCCTCGGAGGATGTCACCTCGGTAGCCGTTCTTTCTGCGGCCTCCACCTCGGACAGCAGCCCGCGCTTTAAGCCTATCACGTTCTCCACATTCCGAAGATATTCCGTTTTTCTGGCAAGATACGACTGTTCCCGCAGCGCCGGGGAGAAAATAGTGATGCCTATATCGTCGGGGGATTCATCCACTGCGGTAAATACGCTTGCGGACAGGTTTTTCCGCCCGCCGACCTCGTCAACCTCCAGCATATCCGCGCTGGCAATAATCCGGCTTTTCCCACGCTCGAACTCTCCGTTGATCTGCGCCTCGTTCCGGTTGATATTTTCAATCAGGCCGACAGCCGCGTCATAAACGGATACGCCATCGGGGCTACCGTCCACACTGTTGTCAATCGGCGTTTTCAGCCATGCAACGCCGACGCTTCCCAGTGGCTCAGGGAACGTGTATTCTTCTGCGAGTTCCGCATACTGTGGCAGCTCTGTAAGCGCCACAGCCTGCCCCAAGCTGTTCTGGTCGTTCGACCGATACAGTCTGTTGGTAATGGTCAGATACCCGCTATCATCCACCGTGCGCCGTTCCAACAGTGTGTAATAGAATCTGTCACGGATGCTGTGTTCTGCCATGCCGATGTCAGTCATATTCCCGTCCCCGTCCCGGCCAAATACCAGAATGTTCGGTCTGCTCACAACTGCGAAGCGGAAACCGCTGCCCGTCGGGATAGGCTTTAAGCCGCTTTCTCCGCCGATCAGGGCTTTTTGCATGGCGCTTTTCTTTTTCGCGTCTGCCGCATCGAGGATTTCGGAAACAAACGCGTCTTTGCTGGATGCCGAATACTCCGAAAATGCCGTCTTTGTCAGTTTACGGACGATGGTATATGGAATCCGCTGGCACGGGTCATAATCCGGGGTCGCGGCCTTCTCATAATACAGATTCTGCCACCTCTGGATGGCCTTTTTCATTTCCGGAGATGTCATGTCAACGGCGCGAAACGCCATTTCATAATCACTGTTCGGATAAATCACGCTTTTCTCCTCCTGCGTTGATCGTGATGCGCCGCAGCGCACGGGTTGCATACTGCAATCCCTGTATATAGGCGTTCAAAGTATCCACTTCCGCCCGAAGCTGCCGATTTTCCGCTTCAAGCGTCCTGATATCGGCTTGCAACGACGCTTTCGCCCAAATAGGTGCCATATCCACGATCCATTTACGAATCCGTTTCCTCATCGCAAATTCCTCCAATAATCTTTCGTGCCTGGTGGTTTCTGCGCATGACGGTCGCGCAGAAATACCGGATATCATCCATGGCATGATCGTTTTCCTTCACAGGCTTATCCACTTCTCCCTTGTCGTCCCAGCGGTACAGGCCAAATTCCCGAATCGCGTCCTTGCAGCCAGAGCCGATTTTGATAACACCAGCTTGGAGCATCATGGCCGTCAGGCGAATACCGTACATAACATCATTCTTCGCTTTCCTGACGGAGAAACGCTTGTGTGAGCGAATGCAGGCAATAAAAGAGGCCGCAGACGGGTCAACCACAATGTGCCGGATATCCCTGTCACCGGCTAGCTGTTCGATTGCCCGGTAGTATTCCTCATCCGTTAGCTGTCGTTGCTGTTCCCTGCCGGAATGATAAAATTCCGCAACCCGGACAGCAACGCCGTCTCTGACGCACCACAGGCCAGCAGAGAATGGGTTCAGTGTTCCATAGTCACAGGATATATACCACTCTCCACATTCCGGTAAATCGTGCGTGACGTGCCTCTCTGGGTCGAACTCATACACAAGCCCTTCCGCAAGGCACCACTGCCCCAGGATATACCGCCGGTAGAAAATGCCGGTGTACATCGCCCGGTATCTGGCTCGTATCTGCTCCGACAAGCTCAGGTTATCCTCCATGGTGAAGTGGAGGTACAGAAGGTTCCGTTTCTGCCGTTCGTCGATCCATTGCTTTTTGAACCAATGCTCCGGGCCTGCCGGGTTGCAGTTGCACCAGAACTTGGAGCCGTCCACAGAGCAGCGGCCGGTTGCCTGATTGACGAAGCTCTCCGGCATCAGGGCGATTTCATCCAGAAGAATTCCAGCCAGGGTAATGCCCTGCACCAGATCTTGGGAGCCTTCGTCCTTACCGCCAAAGATGTAGTAATAATTCTCGGTGCTGCCCCGGGAGATAACCACCAGGTTATCCGTCCGCCTGTCGCGTATGGTGTATCCCCTTGCCGGAAGCATCTGCTTGAGCACAGATAGAACATTCCGTCGGAAGCTGCCCACAGTTTTTCCGCACATTCCGAAATTCTGGCCGTTGAAGCTGTGCATCGACCATTGAATGAAAGCCAGCGACATACACACGGTTTTCCCTGACCGGATGGCTCCATCTGCTATGATTCCGTCTGCGTCTGATACACCGGATTCCGGGAGCCACCAGGTGAGTATCTGCTTCTGCTTCCTGGAAAATGGCTGAAACCGAAATGCCGCCTGTTTTAATCCTCCTGCCATACCCGTCCCGCCTCTTCTCGAAGTGCGTCCATGAATCCGTCATCCGGTGTGGGTTCTTCCACGGTGGAATCCCCAAGCAAATCAACCAGAACCTTGGCGCATCTGGCATCTCCCCGAACCGCTGCCTCTGTCAGTCCAACGATCATGGCCATCTGATTGTCGATATCCTCAGGATTCACCCCGTCACGGGCAATTTTATTCCGCACACGTCTGTCTGTTACTGGCAAGGACAGGTACAGATCAGCTGCTTGTTTCAGGTTCCGCTTTCGACGGCGGGCGGCACCGGAGGCAATGCCGCCAGCTGTTCGTATTCTTTTCTGTTCTTCCTCTGTTCTCTGGTCGAAGGGAATAAGGTTCTTCGTTCCATCTGCCACCCGTCACCACCTCTCATTCAGGATAATAAAAAAGCAACTCGGCAAAGTAGCTTACCAGTTGCTCATCATGCGGAAATAGCCAATCTTGAATTGGTCTTTCCGATAAATTCTTTAATTTGCGCATATTCCCATCCGCAGTCAACAAGGCCGCTCACAAGGCGCTCCATGGACTGCACAGCGGCAAGTTCTTCCTGCGGAAATGCGTCCCGAAGATTGTCCTTTGCGCCAAGCCCATAATCCCGGCGAAGCTGCGCCGCGTCTTTCCCGAACAACGCCCTGTAGATGCAATTCGTGTAATTGGAATACGCATGGCCGTGCATCCGCTCGTCCTCTCTGGACTGCTGTAGCGCTTTGGTCAACGCCTGACGAACGGCAATCCCTTTTTCGCGCTCGATCAGCTTGCCTTGCAAGGCGGCTTCCATAGCGTTGAACTGCTTGATATACGCTTCCTTGAACTTCATAGCAAGTTCGCCAGTATAACCCATGGCCAATAGGGTGAACCCGTCGCGGGTTATGATGAACATCGGCTGCTTGTGTCCTTGCGCATTCTCATAGCTCGACTGTCCAAAATTGGACAGCCGAAATTCCTCGCTGCATCCAAGTTCGCGAATGTCTCTGAGAACGTGCTGATGCAGTTTCCCGAACGTCTCCGCCACATCAAGGCTTGTTACCGTAGGGCGTTCCTGCTTCCCGACCTTTGCGATTTCTACAAACATTACTATCAATCCTTCCTGTTGATTAAAATGTTTTTTGAACTCGGTTTCCCACCCGTGGGCATTTGGGGCATACTTCACCGAAAAGCGCCCGCTGCGCCGATAGGGAGGCCATCGGCGATATATATGGCGCGAGGCCGATTCAAACGGCCTTCTGTTGGGGAGAGAGCGCCCAACTCGTTATCTACCGCGCCATGCAAAAAGAGGCTCAGGAACAATCCCAAGCCTCTTGCGCTTTTTCTTTTTTACCAGTATAGCACATTCAAACTGAAAAATCGTCTCATTTTTTTCTCATTTTTCAGCTTTCAGTCTGCCCATACAGGCATAGCGTGAAATGTCGTAGTGCTGAATCCCGGCGGCGGTAAACCTGAGCTTTTTCCACTCCAAGTTCTTCACACAGGGCATCGACGTTGCCTCTAGCCGGGCTTATGTAGAATCTGCTCAGTATCTTCTTTTCATCGGCGCTAAGCGATTCAAGCCCGGAATCCACAAGCGACACCCATTTCCTCGCCTGTTCCAGCGACCGCGCCAGTTCCTCACGGTGAACGATATTCGATAGCATCGCATCTTCCCGGCCGGAGCCACCGCCGCTTACCGGCGTACCGTCAGCCGTGGCGCTTCGGATACTCTGCATAGCGGATTCCAGCCGCGCCATTTCTTCGGGAATACTGTTCAGGGCCTGCCTCTTTGCACTGTACTCCTTTAGCTTTTCAATGGCCTCATACTTCCAGTTCATTCCGTTCCTCCTTGCATATCTTATTAAATCCCTGTATAGATATACACAATACACACAAGGTATAAGATTATATTTAATATATACTATACAGGGATAAAGCTATAATATTAAATTCCGTCTCCTGTTTTTCGTTTTCGCCCTCCTTTCGGTGCAATTCTTCCCGGGAGGGCAAGGCCGCTTTTCCCCATGGACGAATATGTAATTGCAGCACCGGCTGCCTTCGTAATAACCGAAGAAATACCAGCACCCGACGCAGTACTTCCTGCTATCCTTGTACTCCATGTTGCCCCCTAGAGAACAGGCAGGCTCCCAATCCCGCCGAGCATCCCGGTTTCTTGGCATATCATAAGCAGTTTTGTCTGCGCCGTCATCCGAATTTCAGCCGGTGCCCGTTCCGTTGCCGTGCGCAAGACGGAAATACACTCAATCCCCTTTCCCTTGTCCACAGACAGCACATAGGACGTCGCAGATACCGCAGAGGCGAACCACTCCGGGACGTTGCCGTAGGCGTATTTTGCAAACATCCTCCGGAGAATCTTTTCCGGGTCAGATTCTTCCTGCTCGATGGCGGTTATCTCCCATTCCCCGGACTTGGCGACTTCTTTCACTGTTTCGGTCAATTTTTTTGCAAGCATCTCGCGTGCAGTCTTCATGAGCAACGCATCATCAAATTTGAAATCCTGTTCTGCCATTATTCATGTACCTCCAATGTGTAGTCGGTGTTCACAGGAATCAGCGGGGCGATAAAGTGCCAGCAGTCCATGTAGGTGAGTTCATTGCTCATTCTCCGACCTCCCGCCAGTCTCCCTTGATGTTTGTAATGTGTGTGTTCATATTTATGCCACCATGAAAAACAGCCCCCACAAAACCGGGTGCCGTTTTACCCTTCTCCACAGTGCTAAAGCAACTGCCGCGTTCGCGTTTTCCCAGTTTCCAATATCAATCACATATCCGTTTTTTGAAATGAGAAGTTCCTGCATCAGAATAGAGAAGTCAAAGCCGCTGAGCCAGCACTGTTCTTCCGCCCTCTTCAAAATTTCTATAACACCATTCGAGTTTTTCATTCTTCCCTCCGTTCACCGTAGCTGCAAAAGTCGTTCATTTCCACGCAAACAGCCTCGCCCTTGTAACCTCTGGCATTTGGGTAGGGCTCGGTATGCAGCATACACATAGGGTTTTCGTCTCCCTGCCGGTGGATACAGTCTTTGCACCGAACTATGTGGAGCGTTTCAATGAACCCGTCTGCGAAACCAGCATCATACCCCGCCTTGTACTGCCCCCTATCATATTTCAGAGCTTTCAGAAGTTCCTCCCGATTCACCCGGATACCGATTTTTATAATCGCCTGTACTACGGCATCTCCGATAGCATCCTGGAAGTCGTTTAAATTCAAGCTGGCAGGTGGGGTGTAGCCGTTAAGTTCTTCCATTTTCATCCTCCTTTTTCTCCCCATAGCTGCAAAAATCATCGCCGTCTACCTCGTTAGGGGACATGCCCTGCTCATATTGCCAATGATAGCAATACCCAAATGACGTCCCTCCTTTGTTGGTGGGGTACTTGCCTATTTCCTCAAATGAAGCGCATTCTCTGCATCTTACAACCGCGTCCGGCCGGTTTTTCAAAAATGCAATAACTTCCTCTCTTGTCGGTGGAATATCATCCCACTCGAAGCAGAAATTGATTATCGCATCGTCGCAATCAATCAGCCTCATAAAAATCCTCCTTCCTCGGCATCTCTTTCAGCCAGCGTCTGACGGCAAAGAACCGAATGCGTGACGGCTGATTCTTCGCCCACCGCTCAATAGCGGCGGCGTAAGCAATTCTAGCATTAAGGCGCTGGCGGTGTTCTTGCCTTTCACTCATTTCCAATACCTCCATTTTTCGTAAGATATTTAATTTCTTCTTGCACCAGCGTTCGGTTGCTCATGATAATATGTGATTTTGTAACCCTGTTGGGGCAAGCCACGCACTCGCACTTGTAGGGGTTGCTGCTCCAATTATCCCGGAAAGGGCAACTGGAGTTGAAACAGTCTGTCACTCTCCATCGCCTCCCTTCGGTGGCGCAGGCATTGGCCTCCAGCGCGTAATTTCTCCCGGCTCTCGCTTAAAGTTCCCTGCTACCCACGTTCCATCATCGGATATGTAGCCTTCTCGCACTATCGGGAATGGCTCTTCACCGGGCATTTCAACCAGAACGGATGCGAAGGCATCAGGTAATTTCTCACTGCGCGGAATCCATCGCTCCGTTTTTACTTCCTCCGGCGAAAGCCCCGTATCCTCATATTGTGCAAGGCGAGTATAGAGTTTCTGCACGATGCAGCCATTTCGGCACCCACCCGGCTTATTGCTGGGGCGTATGCAATAGTTATCCTGCCCGCAGCATTCCCACGGATCAAGATTTTGCCAGTGTTCAACCGTCAATCGTTTCATCGTTTTCCTCCTTCGGCAATTCTGGAAGCGGCTGCCAGTGGGTGATTTCAACATCGTCATCCACCTGATCCGTTTCGTTCGCGCCGCACTCTACAAGCAAATCTTCGCAAACACACGACCACCAATACCAAGCCCCCCTGTAATAGACAGCAGTCGCTTTTTGCGGAACGTCCTTCATGTACCGGTAGTACGGCATCGGGTTGTGATTTACCCACACCACATTTACAGGTTCAAGTTCTTCCGGCGGCCTCTCACTGCACGAAATCCACCTAGTCCGCTCCAACGCCTCCATTCCCATCCGACAAGCCTCATTCACGGGGTCTATACTTTCGTAATGCTCCCGGTGTTCCGGGTCAAGGATTTCAATTGCTCGGTCAATCGTCATTTGTTTCGTCCTCCAAATCCATTTTGCATCCACACCCCGGGCAGTAGTTGTACCCCAGCAGCTGCACATCCTCGTCAACCTCAAAGCACCATTCTCCGCCGCAGGCAGAGCATTGGATTGTTACAAGGCTGCTCCAATCATCGTCGGTTCGCAACCATTCCCCATGCCGCACCGGCTCCACATCGGCGGCGGGGACAATATCGAAAACAGATGCAACTGCCTTTAACAGCTCCTGCCTCTTATACACCAAGTTGATTTGCCTTGCACCATCAGCAGCAGCCATAGCAAGATTCCATTCGCCGTATGCGTGTTCCGCTGCCTTTATTGCCGCCTCACGGCTGATGTAATCACTCATTTCAATTCCTCCACATAGCACCAACTCTGGGGCGCACGATTCAAACGGCGTTCTTCGCTTGTCAGGCAACCAGCGTATTCACCGGTATTTTCCCAAAGCTGGCATTTATCGCAATCCTGAGTACCGCAACATTTCCGGAACTGGGGCAGTTCCTTCGGCGTATCGTATATTTTCAGGTCGGAGATATGCCAGCCGTACATTGCCTCCCTTCCGAACGCATAATACCGAAATTCTTTCTCTGTTAGACATGCAGATTTCAAATCCTCGTCGTCAATCTCCCACCAACTATCACCGCAGTCGTAATCCATTCCGATTTCCGGGTGCGGGCAGTAATCGTAGTTGTACGTTGCTATGTTGTCACATGCGAACTCACCGACAACTATTTTCCCACCGCTCACATTGCATACCATCCCGCCATTAACTTTAACTTTGTAACTCAGGTTTCCGGCAGTGCAATAAATGTAAACCTTGAAAGGCGCTTCCAGTTTCGGACGGGTCTTTCTGACTTCCAGCGTCTTTTCCCCGCTCAGGATTTTCTCCACCCACTCCGGGCGGATGCTGATAAGTACCGATTTAGCCATTGTCAGCCCTCCGGTTCCAAGCCTCAATTGCCGCGGCTTTGTTCTTACAGCAGCCACTTGAAGCCCCGCATCCTCCAGCAATGGAGTCACAAACAACCTGAAACTGGCTGTTATATAAGTCGTAGTTTTCATCGTATTTGTCCATAAGCTCAATTTCCGCAACACTTCCAACAAAAATCTTTGTTCCCCCACAAAACGGGCATGGCTTCAATTTGGTTTCTTCCATCGTTATCTCCTTCCCGCCCGGGTTGCCCCGGGCTTATCGCTTGTTTTCATTCTCCCAAAAATCTCCACTCCAAAGCTATCCATGCAAATTCATAGGGCAAAGACCCTTTCCGGAACTCTTGTGCAATCCTGTTTGCATTGTTCCGCTTAACGCCTTTCGACATCAGCAGTTTTACAAAACGTTTTCTTGTCATTGGTCTCTCCTAACAGTGTCGATTTCGAGGCGGTTAAACCATTTCCGTGACCTCGCGAAAATGGTCTATCCCCACTGTTCCGCCATTGCGGCGGCGATTCCGGGGCTATTAACGTAAATCTTTCTATTCAAGATTGCCGAAATCGTAGATTTGGAAACCCCGTATTCTTTGGCTAGTCTTCTTTGCGACACTCCATTTTGATTCCTGCTCCTTATTTCTTCAGCTTTTTGCGGGGACAGCTTCTGACATACCATCGTTTTCCCAGTAATTTTATATCCATCAAGCACATTTTCGCTTCTTGTCCCGTATTCCAGATTTTCAGCTCGGTTATCTGTCCTGCACCCGTTCTTGTGCCGAACATCAAGCCCACCGGGGTTTTCTCCGAGGAAAGCAGCCGCAACTAGCACATGCACCTTAGTGCTCTTTTGCTTGTTGTTTCTGCTGAGATTAACGGAATAATAGCCACTGCTCTTAGTTGGTTTAAGAATCCGCTGTTTTGCGTGCACAACTCGTCCGTTGGAATAATTGATTGTTCTGCAAACGCTTCGAATTCTCCCGAGAGAACTAGCCTCATATTCCGGGAAACCGGGTATTGCACGCCATTCCTCCGGGTGTCCGCCGCTGGGTTCCTGGATGTCGCAGGAGTATGCTTCATACCCTTTTGCCCGGAACGCCTTACACACGGTTTGCGATTCCTCGCAGGCTATCAGGACTTTCATTTCTCCCCCTCGCTTTCTTCCGGGGCTTTGAGCCATGCCAACCTGCATTCCTCGCATCCCGGCATATTCTCGCAGATATCTTTACGCCCCTCGCAAATAAACGTTCCGGTGCTGAGTAACTTTGCCAGCTCCTCATCCGTCATGTTCCGGATGCGGTCGGCGTTGGTCAGCGGCTCATACCGGTCTTTCAGGCCTTCATCGTGAATGCAGCCGTCGCAAGCCGCCCATCCACCCGGGTCAATTCGGTACTTGCAGCTGGGACACTTGTCAGATTTATTCCCCATCACTATCAGCCTCCACAAACTCCCCGTTTTTCAGCATGTACGGCGTATCCGCTTTGATTTTTTCGCCATCGACATACTCCGTTTTCACACATACCGGAACGTATCGTTGCTTTGCTCCATCGTATTTCCACTCCGCAAGTGTAATCCAGCAGCCAATTGGCGCTTTTACCACAGAGCCATGTCCGGCGCAGCAAATCACGGAATCGCTTCCAGTGCAGTTAATCCGGGCGTAGTCCCCGGAACTGCCAATCTGGGCGTAGTCCCCGGAACTGCCA